TGTTGGATTATTTGCTAAAGTATATGTGTTTTCTGAAGCAAAAGTTCCTTCATCTGTTGAAGTTGTGACTCCTCTTATATCCGTAGAAATTATATCCTTGTTTCTTAAATATGTTACTAGCTCTTGCTTAATATGTGTTAATGATGTTTTTGCCATGTTTTAATCGCCCTAACTCTCTTGAGTTTACACAGGTATTAATAGTTTAAATTAATAATTATTTTTAAAACCATCAACAGAAACATTTATTTAATTTTATTTATATTTCTTCTTATTATTCCTTCAAGCTGTGTGTGTAATACAGGCCTAAGAAACGGTCTAGGACGTGGTCCAAATAATGTTATATGTTCAGCCACTCTTTTTGCAATTACATCTATTGCTCGCTGTTTATTTTTTCCGGTATAATTATCTAATATTTTTTGCTCGACCCATTTTTTTAATTCTTCTGGAGTTGTCGGATTAGGCATCCCATATTCAATATACTCTAAATAATCATTCATAGAAATAACTAGTTTATTCTTTTTAACAATAACTCTGACACTTGACACACCACTTCCGGTAAATTTTATACCAAGGTCTAACATTCGTGTTTTTATAGCTTCTTGTAAATCTATAGCTATTCCCCAAAACAATTTTGTTAATTGTTCTTCTGTATAAGTCATTGTATTAAAAATAAATTACAGACAGTGTAAGTAAATGATGTTGCATTTCCAGTGGAATCATATTCACCAGCAACATTATATGCTTGCTTAACTCTGAATGTGTTTCCCTCCGCTGTTATTTTATCATTAGCTTGAACACCGTCTGCATACTTTGAGAGTAAAATCGCATCCCCAATTTCAATAAATCCCGCTTTTTGATAATCAAAACTTTGCATTGTTCGAACAAAATAAGCTTTAATAGATACAGGTGTTCCATCCGTCAGTGTCTCTTGGCCTGATATATTAGATATGGTCTTGACTACAGGAGTGTGTAAAACTTGACGACCAGCATAATTATCTAATATACTGTTAAAATCTTTTGCGGATAAAACGTTTTGTACCATTATATATGTGCATGAATTTTAATTGAATCAAATGGAGAAACAACATTTTCATCTTTCGGTTTTTCCTCTTCAACAGGTTTAGCCTCTTTAGCCTCTTTAGCCTCTTCAACAGGTTTTTCCTCTTCAACAGGTTTAGCCTCTTCAACAGGTTTTTCCTCTTTAGCCTCTTCAACAGGTTTAGCCTCTTCAACAGGTTTTATTGTTTCATTCTTTTGTTCTTCAGTCATTTTTTATGCCTCCTTTTATCCAAATAGTGCAAACGGCCTATAAGATGCTTCTGCTCTAAAATTACCAGAAACTTGGTCTGCACTTTTTGTTCCATAAACTATTCCTTTTGCTTCACCTTGTAAATAATCTAAAGATGACCTAATATTTGTATAAGGTTCACCTTTATTACCAGAAAATCCGCCAGGTAAAGAAACACTTGAAAAATCATCATATGTTCCAGCAATTTGTGCTGTTAATGTTCTTATTCCTGCAATACAAACTGCTAATCTTTGAATTATTCTAGGCAATGGATATACACCATAAATATATTTTAATTCTACAAGCTGGGGTTCACGATTTGAAAAAAATTGAACTTCTGCGTTTGATTTTAATTTCAATCTGCCAGAATCTCTATATTGATAAATATTTGATGGTGTTACAGACGTTGAATCTATAACTAAAGAATTTACATTTATTAAAGGTTGTTGATTTACAAACATTTCATTAGTTCCTGTTCCATCAACAGTTTCCTCTTTATAGCCCAATTTAACAATTCTATATTTTGATGTTGAATCTGGAATTGTTGTAACAGCGTTAAATGTTAATGTTGTGCCATTATTAGACTGTATTTCAGAATATTGTCCAGCCCCAGTTCCTCCATATATCCATATAACGTAGCCAACCCATTGATTTGTTTCCCATTGTTTAGTCGAATCTGAAAAAGTAGTAGAACTAAATGTTCCATTAGCTACACCGTTATCACCGATGTCACCAAATTTTGTTTTATAAATATTTTCTATTTCCTCTTCAGCATCCAAAATAAATCCATTAATTGCTGTATCAGATATTGGTGCTCCATCTGAAGGGAAATCTATTGCTTCCTTTACTTGTTCAATAGTACAATAACTCATATTTATTTCTTACCTCTTTTTGATTTAACAGGTTCTTCAACTTTAGCTTTTTTCTTTTTATCTTTTTTTACATAAAGATAACTTTTACCATTTTCATCAAATCTAACTTCTACTTCTGGTGTTCGGTCTTCACTATGTTGATTCACTGATTTTGTAGTTAGTGCCATTATTTTTTCCTCCTGTTTAATTAATTATTGTAATGTTATAAAAATTAATTAGTTTTTATAACCATTTTTCATCCTCTTTTTGTTAAATGTGTTTTCTGGCTTTACCGTTTAAAGTAAAGCCAGAAAACAAAATAAATAATCTAAAAATAAATTATTTAATTTTATGCTGATATTCCAGTAATACTTGAACAAAAGCTTGGAGCCTTAATGATAAGAGCTTCGTATATCTTCAACATAAACTTCTCAGAATCATTAGTCTTTGCTAAGTCTTCGTAAGTTAAATCTTGAAGTACCCTCATTTCTACAACACTCATATCTAAGAAATAAATTGCTTTACTTCCAGATGCGTTTGATAAGAACATTGATGGAATAACTGGAATCTTTCCTACCATTGTGTTTAAAACAATAGTTGAGAATCCCCAGAACACTTGCTCTGATGATTGTAAGTATCCAATCTTAGCTGTCAATAATCCTAATAAGTCTGAAAAGACTCCACTAGAACAAACTGCTAAGTTAGGTCTACCACCATTATCAAAAGCATTCTGTATTGCTTTATCAATGTCGGCCAAAGTCAATGCTGTTGATGCTTTATCAACTGTGTTTGTAGTTCCTAATAATTTAACGATACCGCTAAATTCAGAAGCTGTAGTTGATGCGTCACCACCAATAATTAGACTTTCTTCCAACTCTCTTATCTCTCGAGTTTTCACAAGAACTTCCATTTGTTTAGCATTAGTTGCATTCTGGTCATTAAAAGCACCAGTTGCTCCTCCTGCTGGAAATAAACCGCCCAAAGTCCAAGATGGCATAGCTGCAATAGCTGGGCCAGTTACTCTTCCAACGGCATATAAGAACTTAATAGGAGTGCTTGCTCTGTCGTAAGTTGTATCAGTTTCGGTTAAAGCAGCATCTTCAAGAGCTGTTACTCCACCGCCTTTTGCTGTAATTACATTATAATCGGCATACATACCTTGATTAGTTACTCTTGGAATAAGTTCCACTAAAGGTGTATATTTTCGTGTTTGGTCTATTACTCTAGGGTCTACAAAAATAGGTACCATAGCGTAACCAGCAGTTCCAGCTCCTCCAGCTGTTGTGCTCAAGGCTTTCATTGCGATTTCTTTATGTTTGTTCCTAAGTGACTCTAGTGAAATGTTCCCACTATATTCTACTCCCTTCATTGCAACCCCCATTGGATTACTATAAATAGTATGGTTTGGGGTGTCCAAGAAGGTAACTCCGTAATTTCCTGACATTTTCGTTTTTATCCTCCCTTATGATTATATTCACTGAATTAAACCCAACATATCGAATTGTTTTTCAACTTCTTTTATTTCAGGTTTAATAGGTGCTAAGCTTTTGAAAACAGCTTTATCTTTGAGTGCCTTTAAATCGGCTTCTGTTTTCTCAAGTTTTTTTGATTGAAGTTCAACCATGTTTTGTAGTTCTTTTATAAGAGCTTTTTCTTCAATAGAAGAATCTACAGGTTTTTCCTCTTCAACAGGTTTAGCCTCTTCAACAGGTTTTTCCTCTTCAACAGGTTTAGCCTCTTCAACAGGTTTAGCCTCTTCAACAGGTTTAGCCTCTTCAATAGGTTTCACTTCGTTTTCTTGTTTTTCCATGTTTTTATCCTCCATTAATTTATTTAATAGTTTTTTAGGTACAACAACTTGTTCACCGATTGCTTCTGAGTCACTAATTGCTTTTAGCATCACTGACTTCATTCCAAACTCTGTCATCTTTGCTCCTTGATTTACAGGTGCACCGGTGAATGCTACATTCAATAATTTTAAATCTTCAATAAGTCTTACTTCAACTCCATTAATTTCTTTGGTTACAGTTAATAATGGTTGAAAAGCAATTGAAAACGCATTGATAAATCCATCTTTTATGCTTCCCCATAATGCTTTATATTTTGGTGAATTTTTGTTAAGTTGACATTTTACCCAAAGTCCTCTGTCATCTACCTTTGCCTCTATAATTTTCGCAACGGGTAAAATTGAATTGTCATCCCTGAATGCTTCATGCTCATAGTCAACAGTTATTGTTGATTCTTCAATCTGTTTTAACATTGACTTCATTGCATGCATTGTAACCAAGTCATTATATAAATCAACTTCAGGAACAGAGATATAACCTGTAACATATGCTTGTTTTTCTCCTTTAACTTCTACAGAAGAAAATGTTAAATTATCTGTTGTAAATTTATAAGATTCTCT